AGAATTACAGGGCGGGTAATGTCACTGTCCAGCAATATGAGGACTTCGCCAATCACCGGAAAACTCTGGGCGAATTACTGGTAGAGAACCCTGATATAGGGAAATTCAACAATAACCCGATCAAAGAGAAGATTCAATACATCAGCGCACAGGATTACAACGAGTGGGCGAATGAACGCAACCGCGGACTGACCGATAACCATGTCTCTTTCCAAGAAGCGCATGATGATGTTGAAAAACTATCCTCATACCTGTGGCAAGTTAAATACGCCAGGGCGCAGGAGTTCCGCAAGAAATACGCCGATGAAATAAGGCAGGGTGGGTTTGAACAGACGTTTAATGCTTACGGGAAGGGAGACCCGTACTATTTTCCTGAGTTGCCTCAAAACTTCCTTGACTGGACGGAGATACCCGATGAGTGGTTGATGAAGGATAGCAAGGGCGCAACAGTTATCGGTCTTGATGTCCCGCGATTCCCCGCGGCGCTAAAGGCACAATACGAGAAGGCACAGCAGGAACATGAGGCGTTTTTAACCTCGCAGTTACCTGACGGATATAAGGCCAAAATAGTGCAGGGCGGGTGGACAACGCCCAATTATCAGATACAGTTCTTTACGCCGGACGGCCAGATGATAACGGCAGACGGTTCACAGGTAGACCCGATGCTATTCAAAGGTTATTTCACTGATGCAGACATTGATGCGTTCAAACAGTGGGCGATTGATAACCCCGAATATTACGTTGACAGAATAAAGAAGCTGGCGCAACAAAACCCCGCTATGGCAAATGCCATTATCGCCATGTCATATCCTGAATATACCGTTGAACAGGTAGAAGGGGTAACGGGAATCCTATCAACACCGGACAGCGAAGCGGATAACTTGCAGGGAAAGATCACAGGCATTAGAAAGGCCGTGTCTGCACCTATGACAGATGTGGATAACATTAAAGCATTTCGCGCCCAGATCAAAAATTGGTTCCCCGAACTTCAGATTATTTCCGAACAGCAATCTGTCAAGCAATTTAACATGGCGAAGAATTTTATACAAACAAATATGCCCGATTTTATGAAAGCGTATTGGTCAGGGGCAGCAGGGATGGCATCTTCATTCGGAGGGATGTCATCTTATAGTGGCAACGAAGGTTTAGGCAATTTGTTAAGTTCCGCAGGGAACCTTGCTTCATCTGCACTAAAAACTAAAGAGGACAGACTTATTTACAATCTAATAGAAGCTGTCCCTGCAATCAACTTTTATGGCGCGCTTGGAACAGCCGTTGCTATGAGCGCAGGCGGTCTTATGGGAGTCTTGGGTTTAACTGCGCGGGCGACTGCCATGACAGGTGCGAAGGGATTTATAGCAAGGGCAGGGATAGTAGCAATGCAATCCTTGTTCGGGACTGCCGCGATGCGCCCGTTTGAGTCATGGATGGAAGCTGGTGATACTTATAACCAAGCACAACAAAATGGCTTCAGCAAAGATGATTCCATATCAGCAGCGAGTGAAGTATTCGCAGGGAATCTCAAGTTAGCAGGATTGGACTTCGTGCAACTGGCCGCGAGTTTTGTACCCCTCCCTGGAAATAATGCGGCAGTCCGCAATGCTGTTTTGAAAGGATTCTTGAAATACGGGAAAATCGGCACAAAGATTGGTGTCATAGGTTTATCTGAAGGTGGAGAGGAACTATATCAACAAAGCTTGCAGCGGCTTGCTTTAGGGGAACCCTTTGACCTAAATAATTGGGACGATGACATGAAAACCACCTTCCTTGTTGGCGCGATTATGGGCGGCATCATGGGCGGTGCCGGTGATATATTCGGTGCTAAATTTAATCAGAAGGCGAAGAACAAGATACAGGAAGTTACGGGGCAAACTGTTACCAATGATGAAGATGTAACTCGTATTCTAACAGAAACCCCCCAGGGCCAAGAAATAGTCAATGAGGTAGTGCAAGAAACCATACAGGAAACAATGGTAGACCAGATTGCTCTATCACAACAACGCATAAAGGCGATGAAGGCAAGAGAAACCGGGACGGTACTCCCCCCCCAAGGCGATATAGATGTTAGTAATAATCAACCATCACCTCCCCCTGAAAGTGGTACAGTACCGCCAAAGGGTACGCCTGAACCCGGCGCGACCCCGGCGACAGAGCCGCCCTCCGCTGGTACACCCGGCCCGGAGAAGCCTGCCCCGGCCACCACAGAGGGTACACCCGTACCCCCTAAAATAATCAATGTTGACGAGTTAATGAAGGCTAAACTTGAAAAGCATAACGCTGCTTCTGGACTAAAGATAGGGGACAGAATAGTTGACCCTTTAACAGGGAAAAGGGGAACTGTAACTGAATTACCAGAAGGTAGAGCGTGGAATTATGGCTTAACTCTTGATGGTGAAACCAAACAAGTACCAAGAAACAATATGTCTTGGGTATGGAAAGAAGGGGACGTGGATGCTTATTTAGGGAAAGTATCTCCAACCAAGTCACCCGTACCACCTGAACCGGCTAAACCCGCTGGCGAGGCTCCTGCAACGAAACCCGCTGCTATGTCCCGTGATGAGATAACTGCACAGGTTAAGGCACAGTATCCTGATGCCACGCCGGAACAGATAAATGCTGCCGTGGCCGCCAAAGAAGCGAAGATGGCGAGGACATCACCTGCTATGGCAGAGATTGATACTAAACTTGCCGATATTAACGCAAGGATTAAATCACATTCCGACAAAGGTATATTTGAGAGAGGAGCAATCAATGATCCCGAAGTTAAACAGGCATACGCCGACCTTATGGAAGCTGCCGGACTGTATATTAAAAAGGGAGTTTTAACGGTAGAGGAATTTGCAAAGGAACTCGGTGTCAAGGTCAACGATTTAGTTAAACAGGCATGGGCAGAGGCTTCGGCGGTCAAAGGTGAAAGCGACCAATTAAAAGCGGCGCTCGGTATATCTGAAGAAGCAGGGCATATCCCTGTTGGCAGACGCGCCATATCGGAAGTTGAGATGCAAACAACCCGTGAAGCAATCATTGAACGTGTTAACGCCGCGAGAGGTGCTTTAGAGGAACGTAAAGGGGCAATTAAGGTGCTGAGAGAACAGCAAATGGCGGCGGGTATGGCAGCAGGCGAGAAAGCGGGTGGCGGCGAAGCGGGTTATCTTGCCAGCCGCGGGGCAATGAGAGGAGAAGCAGAGAAGGTTTACACAGGATTAGGACAGGCTGAGTTTGAACAATCCGTCAGAGATTGGGTTATTGATGCGCCTAAACGGGCGTATGCCGAAAACCCTGCCATATTTAATACGAACAGGAAAGGTGAGTTTTTCACAGTAGCTAATGCACAGGAAGCGTTAATAAACTTAATGAAAGGAGAGTCGCTACCTGAGTTTCAAGTAAAACTACTTGAAAAAGTCTATGGGATTGATTTTATAAAAACTATCAAGAATACACCGAAGGGGTTAGTCCTTGATATTCTTGGGATAGCCAAATCCCTCATGGCGTTCATAGACCATTCATTCCCAGGCAGGCAGGGATGGATTATTAACTCATCTAATCCTGAAATATTCTGGCGGAATATCAAAGACGCTACCGCATCATTTTGGTCAAAAGGATATTTCGATGGATTGAAAGCAAGGGTTATGGGTGATCCCAACTTCAAAACAGCAAAGGCGTGGGGTGTCGAGTTCACTGATACTGGAATGGACAGGGTGATGAGAGAGGAAAGCTATCCATCAAGGATTATGGATAATGTCCCCGGCATGGTGCAATCCAACCGTTCCTTTACCTGGGCGGGTAACGCACAACGGCTTGATGCGTGGAATAAGTATTCAAAATGGTTAGGACCAGAGGCCACAGATGCCGAATTAAAATGGCTTGCAGGTTTTATAAATGAAGTTACAGGCAGGGGAAACTTAGGAAAACTGACTGTCCTCGCAGAGGAAGCCAACACTATTATGTTCTCGCCAAAGTTATTTGTCTCTCGCTTCCAAGTACCACTAAGGGGCGTTACTTCAGCACTTAGCCCACGGTTAAGATCAATCTACTGGCGCAATGTCGGAACGTCTATCGGTGTGACATTAACTACGTTAGCCTTATTCAAAGGACTATCAGAGATACCTGCGCTTAAAGACAAAATATATGTTGAGACTGATTTGCGCAGTTCCGACATAGGTAAACTAATTATCGGGGATACTCATATTGATTTGACCGGAGGAAACTCGCAGTTAATCTACCTGCTCGCACGTTTGGCTGCGGGAACGCGCAAATCTGGCGGCAGTAATGAGTACGATACAACTGCGGCGATTGAATTGCAACGGTATCTACGTTATAAGAACGCTCCTGTATTTGGTGTCGCCGCAGATTGGGCAGTCGGCAAAGATGTAATGGGGGAGAAGTTTGGCACTGGTAAATATTGGCAAGGGAAGATACCAATACCTATGAGCATAATGGATGTTTTCGATGCGATTAGTGTATCCGGATTAGGGGGAATTGGAGTTCTACCGCTTACAACATACGGCATTGGCGTTAACACCTATGAGCAACGTGCGATGACAGAGGAAAAACGGTTAGGCGCCGCCCTGTATTCAGATGAACAGTTAATGGATGCTACAGTCAAAGCAAAGGAAAAATATACTAAGCCCGGTGTCAATGATCCTCTCGGCGAAGAAGCGGCGCAGACCACTCTTGATAAATTAGCCAAAGATAAATACACACTTGCAGATTACAGGACTTATTTAAGGACAGCCGGTGTACCTGTTTATAAGATAACCAAACTTCAGGAATACTTCAATGAGTGCATACCCTTGTTTGATAAATGGCAAAAAGATGAAGCAGCAACAGGTTCTAAACAGAGTTATACCGCGACAGAAAAAGCACAAGCAGTATTTTGGGGATTGGATCAGACAAAAGGCAGTCCCAAAAACACAGCGCGGGCTAAATTGGCCGCGTTTGGTTTACCGAAAGAAGCCGCCCCCTGGCTTTACTGACAAAAACCCTTTGCGTTAAAAGGCAAGAGCAATTAACAATGAATTTATATTGAACACGGAGGTACATTAAAAAATGTCTTCAACAACGCAGTCTACCGCTGCTGGTTCGGCGCAGTCAAAGGGGCAGTCAAGCGCTTCCCCTGCGGCTTCAACAAGCCAGACGGATGCTTCGACGGAAGGACAAACAGAACGCACATTCACAAAAGCCGAATATGACAAGATGCAGTCAAAAAAGGACAAAGAGATTGCGGAGTTACGCGCCTCACATCGAGCCGCCGAGAACCGCGTCACTATCCTTGAAGATGCAAATGAGTCGCTAAAAGACAAATTTGTATCGCTGCAATCTGAGGTTGACCAGGGCGTACCCGATGATGTGAAAGAGTATAAGACTCAATTACAGAAGCGGGAAGAAGCCTTGAAAAAGGCAGAGCGTGACTATAAAAAGGAACGTGCTCAGTGGGATGCCGACCTTGCCGAACGTGATGGGAATGAGCGCAAGTCGCTCGCTCAAACACTGGCTGACAAATACGGCGTTGACGTAAATGTGCTCGCTGATTTTGATTCCCCGGAGAAAATGAAGGCATACGCATTGGACAACATGGACCCTACCAAATTTGCCGCACCTGCCTCTGGCGAAACTTCGACCTCGATTGAGGCGAAACCCCCGGTAATATCGGCGGCAGCCAGTGGTGGCGGTACAAGTTTGCGCGACCTGTCCCCGGAGGACAGAGTAACCAGGGGGTTACAGCAAATTAAAAAGTAACCAGGAGAAAATAAATGAAGACGTAGCACAATACGAGTATCTTGACAGAGACGCGATTCTGTCCGGTGTCGTCGAATGGATAGTGAAAGAAAGTCCTATCCTTCAAATGTTGCCGTTCAAATCCATACAGGGCAATTCCTACAAGTACAATGTAGAAACGGCCCTGCCGACCGCGAGTTGGTTGACTGTCGGCGACACGATCACTGAGAGTTCCGGCACTTCCGAACAGCGCAGCACCGACATCTATACCATGATTCAGAACTGCCGCACGGACAAGAGTGCAATCGCACTCAATTCCACGCAGAACCCGGAAACCATTGACATACAGGCCGGGGCGAAAGCGATGGCCCATGAGTTTGAAAAGAATTTCATCATGGGGCAGACCACGACCACTTCTAACTCCAAGCAATTCAAGGGGCTGATGCGGGTACTGGCAGAACTTGAATCCGCGACCACGACCGACCTGGACGCCGGGAACAATACTCAGGTAATCGCAAACTCGGCCACCTCCGCTGCTTTGACGATGGCCAAGATGGACGAACTGATTGACGCTGTCAAAGGCGGCAAACCGGATATGCTGCTCATGTCCCGCCTCTCTCGCAGAAAGTTGAGCGCACTTCAGAGGGCCAGCGGCAGCGGTGTGGTAATGACCGACCCGAATGAATACGGCCTGCGGATGCCGACCTATGACGGCATACCCATCGTTGTGTCGGATTGGATGCCCGATAACCTGCAAGATGGTTCGGGATCAGTTCTCACCATAGCGAGCTATGACCAGAGCGCAACATACGCGTCCGGTTATGACAACGGCATAATCTTCGCCATCAAACTCGGTGAACAGGATGTCACCGGCCTCAACGCCGGGGAAATGAAGCACGAACGCGAGGAATTTTCCGAAACCTACAATGCGATAACCAACCGCTTTGTATGGTACTGCGGCCTGGCCTGCTTCAAGAAATACAGCCTCGCTGCCCTCATCAACATTGATGTGGACGCATAAGGAGAAATGAAGAAATGACAAAAGACATATATACCCCTACCCAACCGATCATGAGTCAGAACGGGTGGACTCTAACCCTCCCGCCCTATCCCGACATCATCAACACGGAAATACCGACTGACATCTGCACCGCCGACTCGTCCAAGAAATATCCCCTCGGGACTAAACTCGTAGGGGGATTAAGGACTTTCTTTTACAGCTACGCAAGCGGCACGGTCAATCCCGAAGTCGGCGCATACAAGGCCAAGAAAACCAACACCGTGGCCGTAGCTCCGACCCAGGCCACCGGCGCTGGCTCCGATGGTGACTACTATGTGTCCGTCACCATCGACACCGAGATCGGCGTACTGACCACTGGCGTACTGTCTGAGAATGAACTGGCTGGCGGCTTTATCGTGGTTGGTAACGGAAGTGGCCAGCATCCGCAGATGTTCCAGATCGTCAGCCACCCGGCTTTAGCCACGACCGGCGGGACACTGACTGTCAAACTGGATATGCCGCTTACGTCTGATGTTACCGCGGCCACCACCACCATCGAATTGATGGAGTCACCGTTCTACTGCCTGAAGGCCGACAACTCCGGCGGCGACTATGTAACCTACCTGGGTTGCTCTGCCAGCGTAGCAGCCTCCGGCGAGTACTTCTGGCTACAGACACGTGGCCCTTGCTGGGTAACCAGCGATGGCAACACCTGCGACTCCGTAGGCGACCGCACCCTGGTATGGGTCGGCAACGGCTCGGTAGTTTCCAGCAATGACATCACCGTGGAGAGCGGTATACGGATTGCTGGTTTCGCCCTTGACATGAGCGGCAGCGGTGCAAGCAACGCCCCGTTCATATTCCTGACAGGCATAGGGTAAATTTCACACGGGGCCGGGGTGTTACGATGCCCCGGCCCCGGTAAGGGCAACATGGAAGGAATAATAATCAGCGATTACATAGACAAGAAGTTCTGCAAGCTTCTTGTCATCAATGCCGATGGCAGCCGGTCACTGTATGAACCATCGGGTAATGACTTCGTCAAGGTGCAGGATTTCCCTGCGCCTTTGTCTGCCGATAATGATATTAACTTTACCGGCAAGGTGACCGTCACCGGAGAACTCTACTCCAATGAGCACAAGGGCATAAATGAAAAGATAGAACTGCCCG